CTAATTGCATCGCAGGAAAATGCCAATCGGCGTGTTGATGTATATTTGATCTGATCAATAAATCGATCTCGTTGGATATAATAAAATCTGTGCAGTGATAATGGTTAAATGGCTGATCATCTTGTTTAACTAGTAATTTTTCTGCCAGCTGATCGATCGAATCGTTTATATCATCGATTACGTTCGGTAATCTATTTTTTATTTCTACAGATTTTTTACGTAATATATCGTAGTCATTTAATATATCACGTAGTTTATCATGTGCGGAAGATTCTTCTATGCTTGCATTTTCAGTTAAGATTAAACTAATATTATTATATAAGTTATCTAAAGAAGTGTCCTGTTCTAAGAACTCGAGTCTTTTAATTATATTGTCACGGAAGCTAACCAACTCACTAACTAACATAATTACTCAAATGTAAACAAGTTATCAAATGTTGTAGCGATCTGTGTGTTCTCTGCGATCTGCCATTTCAACACACCTAGCAGGTTTTCTACCTTTTGATCTACGATACCAGTTTCCATACTAGCATCATCAAATGGCAGTTCTTTAAACCACGCTGGTATATGCGTTTCATCTGTGGGGTATCCAACACTGCTATAGCCTAATGGATTTTCTTTTAACTTACACACCACAGTTTTCATACCATCAACGATCGACATACTGTATTGGTCACCCATCATACGCTTTAAGTTATTCCAATTCATCGCCGCACGAACGTGTCCTGGCATGTTAGCTTTACCCAAGCGTTCCTCTTCCTTGCTATACTTGGTCAAATTGTTTACACGTTTAGGTGTGCCTTTCTCCCAGGCCGGGCGTTCAGTAAAGATCAATTTGAAGTCACGAACCTTGGCAATGATTGTTTCTCTGTCAGCACCTGTTAATACAGATAGCAAGATATCACTTAAGAAGTCTTGGATTACCTTAGGAGTATCTGATCTCTTTAAGTCTAGGCCCATGGCTTTTACTTTACCTGGAGTACCGTGAGTGTCTAAACGATGCCCTTCCATGTCATAGATCAACACAGCATAACGTTTCTTTTTAATAAACAAGCCTTTAAGTGCTACAAGTTCACGCCCACCTTTGATCAGTTCACCTTGCTTACGAGTGACATGAAACGCCTTTTCACAGAACGCTGGAAAACTTTCATTGACTTGATCCGCGATGCTGTCATACAAGCCTACTGCTATGTCTTTGTTCCATCCCATTTTACCCGCTTCTACATCTGCCTTGACCATAGGGTAAGCACTAAAGTAACATGAGTCTGTATCACCATAGATGATAGCTTCACCGGTGTGATCATATATGCCAGTGATGCATTCATTGATATACGCATCCATGTGACGTGCAATAGTCCTGCCGGTTAAGGTAGTTGACTGTCCAATACGCTTGTCAAAGAAACGACAGCCTGGATTTAAGATAGCACCATATAAGGAGTTCAAGTTAATCTTCTTAACCAGCTGACGTTTGTCCCAGAATGCAGTATCTTCATCAGTTGTGGCTTCTTTCTTCTTGGCCTGCATGTCTTGACGTTCAGCATACCAACGCTCTAGTAAACCTGGAATAACACCTTTACGTTCATTGTTGAATATGGTACCATTACTTGATAATATCCATGGCTTGTTACTGTCAAATATTAATCGCCAAACATCTGCTGCACTTAATACATCACTTGAACCATTGGCCCAATCAATAGTAATCTCTGTGCCAATTTCGCCATTCATCACAGCAGAGTATTCTAAACTGCCAAACAAACCTTCCCATGCGTCAGCAAAACTACTGCCCGATGTTTGTTTTTCTTTGATATAGTGTTCAGTCATGGTCTGACGCAGTTGCCCTACGATAGTCTCAGGACCCATGTTCAAGGCACGAATAGCACTTGGATATAGTGAGTTGATGTCAATAGCACCAATATAATCATGCATACCTGCTTTAGGAGTCGCTACATACGCACCTGCTGCCTGTGTGTCAAAACTTTCGTCACGATTACGATTTGGCACGACCATACCTAGTTGATGCGCTTCATTGATAATAGCCTGTTCTGTAACTGCCACAGCACCCATGGTTGTTTGTAGTAGCACAGTGTTGTCATGCGCCAACTCATTGGCTAGATCTAAGAAGCGTAGTTTTGTATCTAGTTTGTGTAACAAGGCAGTGTCTTGACGATTATATTCTATAAATTTATGAAAATCTTTGTTATATAATTGATCTAAGGTGCCTTCATACTGTGTTTTACTTTCGCCTAGTTCGTATTCTGAAATAGCATCTAAGCTATAACTATGTCGTTCTTCATAGGTGTATTTACGATATAGTTGCATATAGTCCATATGCACACGACCAATCAAATCAAATGTCATGTTAGCTGCACCAAAGCGTTCAAACTCACGTTGCTTGGGGAACTGCCCCCATAAACAGAATCTGCGTGTGTCATCTTTACTTAATACTCTGTTAGTGCGTTGCACCATATATGGAATATCAAACCCTTCTGAGTTCCAACCTGATAATATATCTGCATCATCGATCAAGTCCAAGAATGTTTTAAGTAGGTCTTCTTCACGTTCCATCAAGAAACAGTTGTCATACTTGGCACAGATTTCTTCAGCAGTTTCCCAACTCATGCTCTTAGGCGGGATGACCATTGTGACCAGTTTATCTAGCCAATCTAGGTATACCGATACCGCGGTGATAGGATTAAAAGGATCTTCTGGACGACTAAATCCTCTGACCGGGTCAAAGTCAACCTCAATGTCGAAGAATGCTGTGTGTAGTTTGGGTGACTTCTGTCCTAGATAGTTTTCTTCAAGACACCGGAACACAGGATTGATATCACTTTCCCAAATGCGTTTACCACTATTGATTTTAACTTCTTTGTGGAACTCTTTGCCTATGCGTGTGCTGAATCTACTAACAGGTGTGTCATAGATGGTGCGAAACTTACCACGAGGATCATCGTAGTAAAATGTATAGTTGGCAGGATATTCTCGATATTCTCTTTGTCCATTCACACGCTCAACGATGTAAATGCGATCTTTTGTTCTATCGAACAATGCGTCTACGTAACTCATCTTTTTCCTTTTTGTGCGACTTCTAGCTCACACACACTCTTCATGCCCAAGGTGGGCGTATTTCTTAAAAACTCGTTCTCTTTAACCAATATGCTTCTAACTCATCATAGTTACTAATAATATCTCTACCACGATAAGGAGACTTTACTGTTTCTATAGGTGTTGCTATTTTTTGTGTAAATCCCATACGTTCGAACAGGTAATAAGGATATTGTAGCATGTCTTCTAGGTATACGTCAACCACATGTGCATATCCATTGGGATCAATTGTCCTATAAAAATCTCTGCGGCCATTGAGAATCTTATCAAAATAATCAATGTCTACATGCAGCCTGATGGGATTGTTTATTAAATCAATTTCATTTTTGGTATATGTTTCAAATTCACCTGTGCGTTTAGCAACGATCTCACTGATCGCTCCGAGAAACGTATCTCTGCGTCTGCTAATGATCAACACATGTAACGCCCTATCAACGATAGTTGATGGATTTGGTTGATGAATGTGCATGATACCAGGCTCATCTGGAGTAAAATTTTGCACCCTAGGTTTACCAGTGATTTTTTCTAATGCTCTAGTAATCATCACTGACCCTGTCCTGCGCGGTCCAACGACTACGAAATTATGATCTGCACCAAATTTACCCATCTATAAAACTAATACTCTATAAAATCCAATAGTATCGATAATAAACAAAGTTAAAGTAGTCATCAATAGCCCAAAACTTCCACGACTGATACTGGTAAAAACGCTGATACTCAATGCTACGAATATGATTGGATACACTATCAACCAATTGGTATAGGGCACTGTTAGGCTAACTGACAATGCTATTACTATGTTTAATAACCAATTACAGACTTCTAAACATAGCCTAACGGGATGGCTGTGCCAATCTCTTTTGACAAAATTAAATGTCGCGTGCCAATCGATCAAACTGTGCGACCAACTGTTTCAAGGATGTCTTGAACTGTTTCGTGATCAGCATTAGTTTCAGTTAGTTTTGATTTTTGAGCAATCTTAATCGCTTTTTTGAGTAAACTAGGTTTGATTTCTAATTCTTCTGCTACTGCTTTAACCGTATCATTTAGCCCTGCACTCAAATCCTCTACTTCTTGTAATACAGCGATCCCTTCGTTAATTAACTGTGTTAGTTTAGCTTTTTGTTCGCCTGAAAACATTTTTGATGCCATGATGTGGCTCTCCTTGGTTGAAAAATATATTATACTACAATTATATATGCGTGTCTACGGTTTGCTCAATTTATTCTACATTTTCGTAGGATACGGGTAGCGGTTTGGAATTCTAAGGCCAGATCATCGTATAGGTCTTCTGGTGGACGTTCTGCATAGGCACGATTTAAATAGGCCATCTGTCCCATGTCGGCATAGTATACTTCTGTAGGCCAACGATACTTACCCCATTCCATGCTGTTGATCAGCAGGCATTCATCACCTACATTTTTCAGCAGTTCTTTTTTGGCTTTTACGGGAAGATTGACACTGGTCAGTAATTTAACACCCACAGGCACTGTGTTGACCTGTGGCTTGTCTAGATAGTGTGCAAACAGATGCACTATATAGGCTTCTATATCTTCTGACAGATTTATAGCGAGTTCGCATTCTGCTCTGCGAACTAGCTCGTAGGATTCTCTAACGTAGACGTTCCAATTGTTCATGCTGTAAATCCTCTACTAATAAAGTATTTAACTCAGACCAAAGATCTTTGAATGGATACTTTGGTTTTAATTGCTGTTCGTTTCGTGCGGTCCAGGATAAGAACTTTTCTGCCCTACCTAGCACAGATGTGGTGGCTAGTAATCCATCTCTGACCTGCCCGAGGAATTTCTTTGATCGGTAGTCTACCCTTCCTAACTGATCTATCTGTTTGCCAGCAGATTCTTTTATTCTAGCACTATGTTTGAATAGATTAAATCCACGTATGAGATCAGGAAACTGTTCATCTTCGTTGGCCAATTGCCACCAAACTTCTACACCTAATCGCTGCGTGAAATCTAAATACTCTGCCAGAGAAAATGCACTCCAAATACTATATACTGGATGTAGGAATATGTGAGCTTGACCAAAGTCTTGCTTCAGGGTATCGATGTTGTTTAATAATAAATCCCAATTGGCGCCATGCCTGACATACTCAAATCGATCACCTATGTTATCGACACTGACATTCCAACGCACATGCGGAAATGATTTTAACTTTTCATAGACTCTATTGTTATCTAATCGCACATTGAGATTGGTGACTATGTCGATCTGTGTTTTATTATCTAATATATCTAATAGATCTTCGTTGTATTTTTGTAATAAAGGTTCTCCGCCTAGTAGGTAAACCACTTGGATCGTGTTTCTATTTTGTTTGATTAGATCTAATACGCCTTGGGCGTAGTCTCTGCTGATAGATTCTATAGGTTTTGCTTCTAATTTAGCCCACTCACTGCTGTCACTTGAACAACAATATCTGCAGGTTAGATTACATAGGTTACTCCAACGTATGTCGAGTTGTTTTAATTGCTGATGTCCTGGACTAGAGAATGCTCGATTAAATGTATGTCGTTGACTGCTGTTAGGAATGATGGCATCATTTATGTCACAGTTTTTACAATATGGACTGGTTCCGTTGACGATAGATTGTCTTACCTGTTTATAAGTGTCGCTGGATAGGATGATGTCGATTGGATCTCTGCGTAGGTTGCCTAATTCATGCGCACCCGGACAACAGGGTTTAATACCACCATCAGTGGTGATTTGTAGTGCTGTATCGATCGCGCTACAAGAAAGGGTCACTATTATCCTTTAAAAAATTATTTCCATCTAATGGTATAATTTATTTTTTCTTTCCATTACGCATATTTATTTGCCAGCGTGCTAGTTGGACATTATGCGTCTGTATCTGCTGCGGCTATCTCTTGGGCCATTACTAGACCTATAATTGCATCTGGTGCTGTTACTGTATATTCTTTATCATTAATTACAAAAGTCATTTCCATCATTTTTTCTTCCCCCTACGCATATTAAGTTGCCAGCGAGCTAGTTGCCCTTTACGACCTTTGGCATGGCTGGCTTTTTCTAATTCTGCTTTGGTAGCACCTTTAGGTATACCGTGACGTTGACTATCACCTGGTCGTCCTGGACCCTTGCCATCAGCAAAGTTCTCATCTAAGACCCAGGTATCTGGGATCTCACCATAGCGTTCAGTCCATAGGTCATGTAGTTCTTGACCACTGATATTATATGTTTGTGCTATGCGTGTCATGATCTTATCGATCTTATCATAAGCGACTTTAGCATCAACATTCTTTAATTCTGATTTACGTTTTATTAATGCGGCTTTTAGTTCAGGCACTGCATTCTTAGCATCGCAGTGTTTGCCTTCAGTAAGTGGTCCACCTGTGACCCAAGCATCACATGTTCTTTTTGAAGCACATTTGAATTTTAAGAAACGGCAGTAGCCTAGATCACCAGCATCTATAGTAGGATCATCTGCTCCCTGATCTGAACCTATACCTTGGGCTATACAGTCCAGTGTAGCCTTGCGCTGATCAAATGCCGCACAGTTACCACATAGGCTAGATTTGGCTTCTTCAGCTGAATCTAGGTTCCACTCATCTACCTTTTTCATCCAAAATTTGGTGTTAGGTAGATCAGGATTAAGCGGACCGTAACCATATTCATTGATGGCTTTTTGTCGATTTTTTAGGTTAAGCGTGATATCCTGTGTAGCTGGCGGGCATTCT